CATTGATATGCTCTTCATCCATGATTTTTACCAACGAGGTCCGTGGCATCAAATACATTATACGCCGGCCAGCAGACAAATCCAAACACACATGTGATAGATAATGATAGTCCAACTTACGGGGCTCTGTTCAGTGAGCCCCCATGAGTTGATTTCTTTGCTACCGTAGAGCTTAAGACTCATTACTCAACCTCAACGAAGTTGATGTCATTCGTTGCGGTGAGACCCGTCTTCTTGTTCGTACGGAACAAGGTATAACCGCGGGTCAGAGGACGCGGAGCACCAGCAAGCTTGGGCTGCGCATCATAGTCTGGAGTCAGACACATACAACCATTCTCGATTCCGATTACCTGGTAATCGTTCCAAGTCTTGCCTGCCATGTGGGTATGACCCATCACGGCTGCGGAGACGGGAAGATGAACCAGGCCTACTGGGATAGCTTTCTTGTAGACCCAATCAATGAACCCACCGACACTCTTGTTGGGAATGCGCGAGTAGAGTTCTGGATGACCGATGACGATATCGCCGCACTGATAGACGAATCGATACTCGGCGAAGCCATCCTTTGGCACTTCAGGAATGACAATGTTCTCAAACTGCTTGGTTTGCAGCTCGGCGAAGTCGAATGTGTCAGGTCCATGGAAGTCCAATAGACTCTGATAGAGATCCGCGGGCAATAGCTGAGCGAACTTCTTTCGAGTGCGCTCGTCATGATTCCCGGGCATCATAATGACTTCGGGATAGGCTGCAGAAAGCTTCTTGAGAATCAGCAAGAAGGCCTTGTGCTCTTCCCGAACAGAGAAGTGTTGGCCATACTTCATGTACTTGCTGTAGTTATGGTAATCAGGACCGTCACCAGCAAGGATACAAATATCCACCTTGCCAGCGGTGTCAGCGATCATCTTATCGAAGCGAGCTTCATCGTGGAATGGAGCATGGATGTCGCTAACGATCAAACCTTCTAGGTAATCAGGATTCCCAGGGCCCTTACCTGTTTCAGTGCCGGCCGGCCAGCTATGCCAGCCTACCCAATCACGATACTCCGTTAGGATCTCGTCAAAGTTCTTGGCGTACATCGTCTTCATGGGAGATACTTCAACGACTTTAGGGCTCACAACACTTGTATCCATGTTGTTCACTGTATTGAAGATATCCCAGCACTTCTTACAACCAGATCCACCACAACAGGTTGGCGCCACGCTACCTTGATAGGTATGCGAGCTACCACAATCCTCTGGGAGGACGGAACTAATCACAGGCTCTGGAACAGCAACCTCGACTATGATTCCCTTCCACGCTTCCTTCACTTCTTCAACCGTACGGCCGACCTCGTATGCGATCTCCGTGAACTTCATTCGATGACCCAGCAAGGAATAAATCAAATCCTTCTTGGTCTTGGGAGCAATAACGTCCCAGTCGTTCTTAAGGTTGAAGATAGCTTCGTCCTTGTTCATGCCTTTCGACATGTAGCCTCCTCTTAGCTCGTTCTATGTTGATATAGAAAATAAGCTAAGGTATCGTATGTTTTGTCGTCGAGGTCCCCGCCAAGCCAGCTACGATCGTAGCGACCTTCAGGAGCCCTTAACATCTCATTGATGCGAATCGACCTCTCGTTTTGCTTGCGCGGGTCGTCCATCAACCACTTGGGGTATTTCTTGGTGTCCTGACTCTCTAGGAATAGAGCGTCAACCGTGTCACGGTAAACGACGAAGACACGCGCGCTCGATTTGTGCCGTATCGTTGCAAGGTGTTCTGCAAGAACGAGCTCATCAGACGTCCGCGCCACATTGGAGCTAAGATTGATACGCGGATCACCTGGGTTTTTACAGATTGCCCCGGGCATTGCATACTGACGCTCATCTGTTATCTCGAGTTGAGACAGGAACTCCTGGTCGATCTTGCGACCGGCCAGGAGTGGATTGATTTTAACTTCCTGATTTTGCATTGGCCTTGACATACAAGTCGTTCTCGATCTTGTCGACACGCTGAATAACAGCTTCGACACGACCTTCAACAAACTTGCCCGCAACTGCCTCAAGCACATTACCCTTGACAGAATCAAGCGTCTGAGCGTTCAGGTAGGCTTGGGCCTTGCCGATGGACTCACGTAGGAGTTTCTGTGAGGTCTCATAGATACCACCAGCACGACGTCCAACTGCCGGCTTGGGTAGTATTGGGAAACCACACGGGCAAATCAAAAGAGGGAACACCTGCTCATTGGGATCTGCCAAGATCTCAACAGAGCCGGAACCTCCAGCTAGATACTTGGTAACTTGCACTTCATAGAAGTGCCCGCCACCACAGCGTTCGCAGACAACATCTTTGCCTGCCATTGCTCGTTGCTGGGCTTGTATTCGCGCAGCAGCATTACTTGGACTGTTGCTCATGATTATCGTCCTCCTCGGGATCGATGATTATGGGGATGCGAACCCTAGTGAGATCGGTGTCTTCTGCGATGAAATCGCCCAGAGTCTTTCCACATATTACACACTTGTCGTTCACGTCCAGACCATTACGATGGTCGCCGTGAAACTCACATTCGTGTGCTTCGTGGACTACATTTTCAGAGTCCACAAATCCTTTGTTCTTACCCGTTTCGGGATTGATGATTTCCATCTCGTCGGCTGTCATATTCCACCTACCTCATTATACCATTAGAACGGTTCCTTATGAGCCGCATGGCTGCCTATGCCAGGAGTTGGGTCAGTATTCTTGGCAGCAGCCTTATATTCATTGGCGAGCTGATGATACTTAGCCTGATCATTCAGGCTGCACTCATCCATTCGCCCTGACCTGGGCTCGAACTTGTAATAGATCGTGCCGTCAAAGGAGTTGATCTTCGACTTGTCGAACACCAGCTCTAAGACAGGCACACGATAAGGCGGAGCGTTGGTGATAGGATCCTTATGATCCTGATCGGGATCAATCAATGTAGCATCATCCCCAAAGTCCTTGATGTCGTTGTAAACACCGATGTTAAGAGATGAATCGTAGGAGATACCACCCGTGCCTTTGATATTCCTTACGCGCGGGCGAACCCCGGGCTGAAGAGAAGTCTTAGGCAGCTCCATGGTCATGATGATCGTTGCATGGTACTTGTTTGCAAGACCTTTAACAAACGAAGACATGTGGCGCGTCTTAGCCTCTCCGTCTTGAAAGCCTGGGAAATCATAGAGATGAAAGTTATCTCCAATGACGACAAGCTTTCGTTCGGGGAACTTCTGACGAAGTGCCTTAATGCGGTTCTCCAAAGCTGGCAGCGAAGCAGCCAGTGTCGAAACGTCTTCTGGGATGAATAGCTCACGTTCGATCTTCTCCTGTGTCCAGGCCATGGCTTGCTGATAGACTTCATGGAACTCCGGCCAGCGTTCTAATGCGAAGCCAGCCTTCTTGAAGTCATTCGAATACCAGCCAGACTTGAATCCGTCGTCATTGAGCTTGGCATCACAGTAGTTAACCTGCTCGAACTTGGATCCCCACAGACGTGGGAGAAAGATAGGCAGGGAATCATCCACCGTATGGTAGAGAACCATGCATTCATTCGGATTGTTATCGATCAGGCGCCACGCCAGGTTAGCAAGGAAAGAAGACTTGCCCTGGTTCATTTTGCCTGGGATGGTAACGAAGCACTCCGACCGCGGAATGCCACCAACCCACTTGTTGAAGAGAGGCCAGTCATTACCCACAGAAAGCTCGACCATGTTAGAGTCTGCTTCCTGAATGGTCTTGATCTCATCGAGATAGCGCATCGTCGCCGATACACTGTATCCAGCCCTACGCTGTTGGGCTTTCTCGATCTTGTCCATCGTAGTGGACAATATGGTCAAAGCTTCTAACGGCTTTAGTTGCAGTTGCTTAGCTGCTTGTTGGGACAGGAGAGTAGTCTCTTCATTAACCTGAGCTACCTCACTGTCAACTAGCCTTGTGATCTCACGCCATACCACATCCTGCGCGATCCCAGTAGCTTTAGCAAGCTGTTCTGCTTTACGAAGCCGAACGAAGTTTGATTGATCATTAACGATAAGTGGTACCATCCTCTCGGCGAGTACCGTCGGATCTTCTCCATTCTTCACCGCCTTATGTAATGACCAGCCAAATATGTCTACCTTCTCAAGTTGACGGAAGGCTTTCAGTCCGCCCATCTTGCGGATATAGTTGTCTGGATCGTCGGTGCCTTCTGGCATAGCTACGATTTCAACGCGGAGGCCAATGTTTCCTCCAACAGACTCCTCCAAAAGCTTGACAAACCGATCAGTGCCAGCTTCTCCTGCGTTGTCAGCGTCGAGAACAAAGACAATGTGCTTGATACCAAGACCGAGAATAAGTTCGAGATGGTCTCGCGTGAACGACGTCGACCCAATCGAACAGCTGTTCTGTAGTCCTGCGTTGACAGCTGTGACGCAATCGGAATACCCCTCAAAGACGTACAGCGGAGGAGTATACTTCCGGGCCCGGTGCAGGCCGAATAGTCTCTTCGACTTCTGATAAATCCTGTTCCGAATGGCAGTCTCTTCACCAGCATACTCCATCGAGTTTATGTACTTCGCTGGCCGTTTGAGTTCCAATAGTCCCAGCTTACGCTCGTCGCTATCTTCCGCAGTCGTAGCCAATACATTAGCCTTAGCAGATTCGTACTGTTTGGCTTCTTCTTCGTATAATAGGTTGCGACATGCAAAACCAACTGGGTTGGCATTCTCATCCTTAACAGTAAAGACGAGATTGTTTTCATTGAACATACTCCTACGGTGCAGATCGACTTCCTTCATGAAGGCGTCTGTCCAACCATGCTGCTTCTTCATACGCTCGATGAACTTTTCGTACGACTCCACAGAGCCGACTCCAAGTCCCACGCGCGTCTCTTTCGACCAGCCGTAGTCAGTAAGCTTCGACTCAACGCGGTCGCTAAACTTGGAGAAGAGAAGGATCTGCGCAGCGTCGCGATAGGCACGATACGTATCCATCTCATACTGTTCCTCAGGATTGGGTTCCTCAATAGGAACCTCAACTCCAAAGGTATCAGCGAGATACTTCAAGTTGTCATGGATAAATGCGGCGCCAGACAGCGCTCGCTGTTCGAGGAAGTAGGCCGCGGTAAAGATATCGCCCGTGCAATCGCAGCCAAAGCAGTGGAAATAACGTCCCTGAGAGTCAGGAACTATCCCACAAGAGGGATCGCTATCCTCATGTTCAGGGTTCAGACAGCTGAACAGTTTGCCGCTCTTGATGTGGCGGCCCTGGGATTCCAGGTACTGAACGAGATACTCACGCAACTGATCTTTAGCTGCGCTGTACTTACTCAGAATGTTGTTTGTCATTGGTATCCTTCTGATTAGTATAACACATTAGCGACCGCTCAACCGCACAAAATAAGGCTATATCTCACAATAACCTGCAGTGCACGCAAGCTCTTGTGCGCCCAATGTGCGGTCGTCCTTCTCATACTTAGTGAGAAGGAGCCAGTCAATATTCGGGAAGGCAGCGACCGCTTTGTCGTATGCCTCCTTATCGATGGGCGTGTATGGCGCCTGCTTATAGATGTGATCACTGTAAGGCAGGAATGAGATCCCACCGATCTCATCGAAATGTTCATAGACCCAGGCGCCTACAGCCAGCCATTCGCTCTCTTTCACGTAGACCGTACACGACGGGTTATGCTCACACCACCATTGCCTATACTTGAGATACACCTCAAGCTGTTGCAATGCAGTAAGCTGTAAACGTGTGATAGCATGTGCCGGACTCTTAAGCGGGAAGTAGAAAACGTCCACGTCGTTGGCTTGTGTAATATCACTCTCATTGGGGACCTTGGAGTCTCTCAGAAGAGCGGAGATAGGATCTCGCTTATCTTGCCTGACCGCGCGCGTGAAGTACTGGTCGTACCGCGGATGTATCCCAGAGCTCGAGTTAACCAGCTGTGAGACTGTTCCTGACGGCTTGACACAAGTGACAGCCGCAGCCTGGTTAATCCCAAGTCGTTTTGCCCACTCTGCGTTGGTAGCAATCGCCACCTTTTTGAGTGAGCGTAGAAGCGCTTCATGAGGATTAGCCGTAAGCGGGTTGTCCATGATACCGGTAAGCGATACACCCAGGAGCCTTTCTTCTTCGGCATTCTTCTTCCATCCTGCCCGCAAATAGCGGAAGTTCGTTAAGGTTGATTGTAAGGTTCCGAGTATCGTAGCGATACGTACCTTCTTCCGTAGGCTTCCCGGCGTGTCGTCAGGACGGATGACAACTTCAGTAAGGTTGCAAAAGCCCATATCACGCAGGATGATTTCCCCACAGGGATTCGTACCAAACTCAATCTTCTCTGTCTTTCGTCTAGTAGACGCTTTTGCTTTAAGAACTGCAGCCTGTCTATTAAATATTCCTCGCTCACCACTTTTGGATTCATATAGTGATAGCCACTCCTTCATGAAGATTCCCATTTCGGGGCGCTCGGTATAGACAGCAGAGTTGTTAGCCAGGCGCCGATGAGGATTACTGTTGTACCACTCACCAGTCTTGGCACCACGCATACGATCGTCGGATAGATTGGACAGGGATATCATAGCAGAACGGCGGACGCCGCCGACTACCACGATGTCACCTACTTTGCACATGATGTCATGGCATTCGATTGATGTAAGTTTACGTCCAGCCGCTCGTTTAAAAGTTTCGACAGTAAACTTAAAGAGTTCGTCCAAAGGAGCTGGCCCTGAGGATCGACCGCCGAAGGTCCTGAGCGGGGCCCCCGCCGGACGAAGTTCACTAAGGTCCCATTTCGGGACCATGCCAGTATATAATAGCGCAATGAGCTCTTTAAACGATGTCGCCCAGCCAATCTTGCTATCCTTGACCTTAAGAGTAACGTTGGAAGGATAGAAGTTTTCTGCCACCGCGGGTAACTCGTTGACATACTGCCTCTCCACAGAGAAGCCCACGCCTGTGCCGCACATAGAAATGTACATAGCTTCGTCGAAGGCTCTTTGATTGTTCACAGCAATGTAACTACAGTTGTAGCCTGCGCAGTTGTCCTTATCGAGTGCCTCGCCGGCAGTCATGATAGCCCTCATAGAGGGCATCACTTCGAAGTTGAAGATCGCATCCCGCAGTTCCTCCGAAATCTCTTTACGAAACCGCTTCGGAATACGTACCGAGAAGAACTTAATATACCTGTCGACAGTTTCACTCCAGTTTTCCCTTCGCTCGAGGTCATAAAGCCACCTTGAATAACGAGATTTGTACATGAAATCAGAATACAGACGGCTCACATCAACAACAGGGATTGGACCCATGGTAGATTACCTCGGTTTAGATAGAGCTTCGCTTTGCTTTTGCTCTGGAATGATGTCATCGTACAAGATTGGAATACGTTGCTGCATTTCGGCGAGCAATGGAATCATTACTCGCCTAAAGTCTGGATGTGTCTCCTTCGTAGTGCGCATAATCAATAGATGACGCCAGTTACGAAGATTGCCTGTTACTGCTATCGTGGAGGCAAGGGCGTTAGGTAATACAGCCCTTGCAACTTGAGGTGGCCGGCCAACTTGAAGCTGCGCGAGATACTCTCCTTCAGCACTTTCAAAGGCCAACCGGAAGTCGGGATCGTTCGGATCGATTCCCACTGGGACGATGAAATCCATATTGCCCTTCTTTCCATAGTTGACGAAGCGAGTACTCTCTTGCGTGAAGCTAAAGAGGCGGTGTCGAACCAACTCGTGAGTAACCCCTCGATCGACCCGGAAAAGAATGGTCGCATAAGCATGTTCCACCACACTCCAATCACCTTTATCCATCACTACAAACTTAACGAAGCGCTTCCAGCTG